GACGTGGCTTATTGGCCTGCGTGGGGAATGTCGTCCCCATAACAGTAGAACGCTTTCTACAGCAGTAACCACTAAGTCACTAGAGGGAGTGACAAATTGCTCTTAATCTAACAATAAATGTTAAATCAAGTAAACAACTGGTTAATTGCCGGAGGAGGTATCAAGAAGTTAACTGACTTCTTGGTACTCCTTTTTGGTGTGAGTGCATTGTCCGACCTCGGTCGGTCAATACGCTCCCTCTACCGTAACAATGGTGCTGAATTCACCGTCTTATACTTGAAAGAGTGTAAGAGGGCGGTTGAACACTATTGCTCCGGTGGGGCTCTTAGTAATACCATTAGTCCGCCGTTCGTTGGATTGAGAAAGGGTTTACCTTCCTTTCTCCCAGCGGACCTGAGAAAACGGATCCGTGGTGGTGAAAGAGTCGGCATCATGCTTACTCTGACACTCCTCGGGCTTTATCGGGGGATCATTGTCCCTCCTAAAGTCAAGGTCGAGACCATAACGGATGGTTACTCTGGAGAGAGTGATCATCTGTTAGGGTTCTCGGACACTGTTGGACGTTTTCTCGGCCATCTGCAGATAGGGAAACTTAAGAAACCCCGACTGTGGTTAAGTACCAGTGTAGGCCCTCATGGGATGATGGGTAGTGTGACTGCAATCAGGGACGCAGCTTCGCTGGTCTCTGGTGCGCATCAGACTATCCGTTTATTCCAGGAGGAATACGCTGGTGCAGTCTATGGGCGTTGGTACAGAATCTGGTTTAAGATGCAGATCAGGTTCTTTGCCTGCGTCCATTGGATATTGTTTCCATCGTGGACCGCGCTGTCTGGCGTTACCTCCTGGCTTAGTCGACTCCATCGTATCGAGGAGCCGGCCGGGAAAGTGCGGGTTGTGGCAATTACTGATTACTGGACTCAGCTTCTAATGAAGCCGGTTCATAATTTAGTATTTGACATACTCCGTACAATCCCTCAGGATGGTACGTTTGACCAGGAAGCCTGTGTAACCCGCCTTAAGGAGTCCATCCTTTTAAGGTTGGGTGAGCATGGTGAGGATTTCACCGTTTACTCATATGACTTGTCTGCTGCGACTGACAGGATGCCAGTGCACCTGTACCAGGAGTTGCTGTCCCATATCATCGGATATGAGGAGGCTACTCTCTGGAAGCATCTCTTAACCGCCCGTAAGTGGTGGGACAGAGATTCTGTATGGAGTGGGTCAGAGGGACTCCGTCCGGATGGACCCTGGTTATCCCGTCTTTATGCAGTAGGCCAGCCTATGGGGGCTTATTCTTCTTGGGCATTACTTGCGCTAGCACACCATGCTATCGTTCAGTACTGTGCAGGTTTAATAGGTCGTACTTCGTGGTTCGAGGATTACGGTATCGTGGGTGATGATATCGTAATCTTCGATCACGAGGTGGCGAAACGGTATCGCGAGGTGATGTTGGGATTAGGGGTTGTTATATCAGAGGAGAAATCCCTGATATCTACTTCGGGTGTTTTCGAGTTTTGTAAGAGACTCGTTACACCTCAGGGCGACGTGAGTGGGATCCCGGTTAAACTATTGTATCAAGTTTTCCGTTATCCCATTGATGCAGGTGTCGTTTTCCGACACCTTCACCGCCGTGGCTTTGCCTTATTTCCCATCGCCGTTGCGCGTGCGATTTCCTTGCTTTCGGCACGCTCGGTTGACCTTAAGAAAGCCATCCGAACGTATCCGGTCAGCATCAGA